CTTGACGCATAAGGAGCACTAAGAGCCTCAAATGATCTACCTACAGCAAAAGCAGCAAAGCTATCTTCATCAGTTAGACATGGGAAAACTAGATTAAAAGAATAAACTCTTTTACTGCTTCCAGCAAATATATTATCATTAAAATCTGGTGGACTTATACCCCCAAAATAAGACGAAAGAGTAACAGCAGATGTTGTTACTGCCTGTACAAAGTCAGCAACTGCTTTTATTTTTTTACCAATAAGAGGAGCCATTGATAAAGGAGATACTACAGCATTGAAAATATCCTTTACACCTATCTCTTTATAATTATTTTGAACACCACTAACCAATTCTTGTGGAGCTGGTACATAAATTAAACCCAACTGATTTGGGGGTGTTGGTAGAACACCAGCAAAAGTTCCTGTTTGCCTACCGACGAACCCTTGATATTCAAAACATCTGAATTTTAACCACAGGGGTATTTCAGATTGCAATTTTGGATTTTGTGGATATATTTGTTGGACTAGCATTTTTTGAATAAATATTTTGATGGCTTATAAAAATAAATTTTTCCCTAAAAATCAATCAAAATATATAGGTGATTCTACAAAAATACTATGTAGATCCTTATGGGAACGTAAATTCTGTAAATATTTAGATGAAAATAAAAATATTTTACGCTGGTCGTTTGAAAATATTAAAATTCCATATAAATCCCCTTTAGATAATCAAATGCATTTTTATATACCAGATTTTCTGGCAGAAAAAAGAAATAAAGATGGATCTATATCTACTCTACTTATAGAAGTAAAGCCATTCAAACAAACAAAACAGCCAATAATGACAGAAGCCATGTCAAAGAAAACGTACTCAAAAAATATGGAAACTTTTTTGGTCAATCAAGCAAAATGGGAAGCAGCCAAAGATTTTTGTGAAAAAAATGATATTAATTTCATAATTCTCACAGAAAAGGAACTCCTATGATACCAGATCCAGAATTACCAGAAGATTTTATCGCTGGTTCAATAAATGAATTTAGAAGCAGTGTAGTAAATAGAGGTGGTGTTCAATTTGCCAATAGATATATTGTTGATTTTGTAACACCATTCGGTTCTTACACCACATATCCATCAGAAATAAATATACCCCAAAGAGCTTTACTGACATACGAAACTGGTATGCCAACATCACTTTGGGGGACGAAAAGAAAAATTCCACTTCAGCACGAATTTGATGAAATAACAATGTCTTTTGTATTATATGAAGATTTTGCTGAGAAAAACTTCTTTGATGCTTGGATGGATAATATCGTAAGACGTGGCAACTACAGTGAATGGGTCATTGAAAATGCAAACACCTATTTTGATTATGTTGGTAAAGTTTATATCACTACTTTCTCTGGATCTTCCCAAGCAACAGAATATAGTGGAATAACATCAAAAACTTTATTAGATGAAGCATATCCTTTAAATTTATTACCAATACAAATGTCATCAGAAAATACAGGATACACAACATTTGTTATGACTTTGGCTTATAGAAATTCTTATAATTTATTGAATGGATAATTAAATGAACTTAAAAAATATTTTACATGATTCCTTACCAACCTATATTACTACATTGCCATATAGTAAAGTAAAAACTAAATTTAGACCTTTTTTAGTAAAAGAAGAAAAGAAATTATTAATACTAGAAGAAACATCGAATAAAAAAGAAATTTATAATGGTATTGTAGAAGTATTAAATTCTTGTTATGAAAATATCGACTTTTCAAAAATACCAATTTTTGAAGTTGAATATTGTTTTTTAAAGTTACGAGCTAAATCTGTAGGTGAAATCATTACGCCTAAAATCACATGCCCTGTTACCAAAGAAAATCATGTTGTTGAAATTGATTTAAATAAATTAGAATTAAATATACCAAAACAAGACAATATAATAGCTGTTGGTAAAAATTTAAAAATTAAATTAAAATATCCAACAGTAAATGATATATCAGAATTATCTAAAAATATTAATGATTTAATTGCTAATTGCATTGTTTATTTTGAAACACCAGATGAAAAAGCAGAAGCATCAAATTTTTCCAAAGAAGAAATTATAGATTTTTTAGATCATTTAACTGTAGAATATTATCAAAAGATACTTGAATTTTTTGAAAATATGCCATCATCACCAATCACCGTAAATTATACGACACAAGATGGAGTTCAAAGATCCCTAGTGCTAAAAAACCTTAAAGATTTTTTTTCATAACCCTCAGTCACATATCACTAAAAAGCTATTTTGAATTAATGTATATTTTAACAAAAAATTATGGATTCAATTTAGCAGATCTGGAAGGAATGCTTCCTTGGGAAAGAGACTTGTATGTGGAGCAACTGAGGGTAGATGTGGAAAAAGAAAAGAGTAAATTCAGATGAAATTACAAAAATCTAAAAATAAAGTACCACAAGAATTAAAAGATAAAATCAAAAATTTAATTGATGGTTTTTCTATAGAAACTATGGAAAAAACTGATATAAATTCAGAAAATTATAAAGCTCCAGAAAAAGAACCAGAATTAGTAAAAACAGAACCTGGTTTAAATTTAGGTTCTATAAAAAAAGAACTCATAGCACCAATAACAAATATTATTAATGAAAAATTAAAAAATATTTCATTTCATAATAATAAAAATGTAAACTACCCAACAACAGATAACTATTTTAATTCTGTAAATAAAGAATATAAAAATTTTTCAACAAATTCGACAGAACAAAAAACAAGTAAATATTTAAATATTGATTATAAAAATTTATTTTCACCATCACAAGAAACACAAAAAAATATTTCTAATAAATTTTATGATAATAAAACAAATATTAAAAATTTAACACAGACAACAAATTTAATACCAGCTTTGAAAGAGGGTGGTGTTGTTAAAGAACCAACCGTTGCTTATTTACACGAAAATGAAGCTGTAGTTCCTTTAAAAGAATCTAAAACATTTCAAAACTTTATACAGACTCTAACAAAGGGTTCTTTAGTAAATAATACAAAAAACGAAAGTATTAAGAATGTTTCTAGTATGAGAAACAATACAACTAATATTGAGAATAAGACTTCTGTTGAAAATAAAAATATAACAAACAAATCTCAAAAAGAACAACCAATATCATTGAATGCTCCTATTAGTATTAATCAGCAATTATCAGGATCTCCGTCTGGTATGAATAAACCAAATCTACCACTTGTATATGCTGGTTCTGGATCAAATGGTGATCTATTCTCAAATTCAGTGAATAAACCAAAGTGGAGAAAGAATACTGGATAATTGAAAACCCCCTCGTTTGAGGGGGTTTCTTTTTTAGTCCATCTGTTCAAAAAGCTTCATAGGATCTACTTCATCTTCTACCGTATCTTCAATCTTTTGTCGCTTTTGCTTCATTGAGGATGACTTTTCCTGGAAATCATTCTCATCTAGATCTTCAGCATTTCGAGATACTGCTGGGGCAGTTCCGCGAATATCACCACCAAGAACCTCATGAAGACGATTCTTGAGATCATCATAAGACTTAAAGCTACTAGGACTGATGAACTCATTCAAAGAATGTTCCTGATTCCATAGCTTTTCAATCTTATTATCATCACCACCATAAAGTGCTGAAGGAGCATCAAACTCGGACTTATCGTAATTGGTATATCCACCAATTTTACGAATCTTCACCTTGAAGTTACAACCATTCCAAAAATCAAATGGATTGATTGGATCTTCATCCTTAAATTCTGGCTTCATCTTTTCCTGAATCTTGTCAAAGATTTTAGTTCCATACTTATAAAGGAATACCTTACCTTCATTTTGTGGATTTGCTTCGTCCTTGATTACAAGGATGTTGGAAATATATGTTGTCTTTCGCTTACGCGAACGAGCAATATTCTTATCTTCTTCTGATCCAGTATTCCAAAGTTCACTATTCAGTTCACTAACAGGATCCTTTTGGTTAAGGGTTGTGAGTGAATTTTCAATATACCATCCACCTGGGCCTTGGAAGGCATGGGAAAAAAGCTTTACCCAAGGGCAATCTTCACCATTAATTTCTGGAAGAAAACGAATTACTGCAAATCCATTTCCCATCTTATCTTGTTCTGGTCGCCAGAAACGATCATCCTTATAATCCTTCTTGACACCATCCTCAAGCTTCTTCATGAGGTCTGAAATGCTATTCTTTGAACGATTCTTAAAATCCTTAAAACTCATAATTTTCTCCTGGAGATCTCCTCCATTATTCTAACTACGGGAACTCCCCGCGTCTGGATTGTATCTGTTTGTATCAACTATGTCAAGCAAAAGGTAAACTATTTTTAGACTTTTTGATTAGATTAATATTTCTACCTTCTGACTCAAGTTTTTCAATTAATGGTTGAGATAATAGTTTAGCAATTAACGAATAATCTAAACCATATTCTTCTTGTAAATCAATAATTGTTTCTAAATATGTCGCTTTTCTTTTTGATACTCGATTTTCTACTTTTTTCGAAAATTCTTCTTTTGTTATATTTGTAAGCATTTTTCACCTGTTAAAAGATTAATTATATATAAAAATAAAGGATTACTATGGCAGAAGATATTACCAGTAATATTTCAATCACTACTTATGATGGAAATGCTACTTTAGCAACCGATTATGGGACTAGTGGAACTGGTGTTACCGCCGCACATGTTCAATTAGCTAAATTAGCGTGGGGATCTGAGTCTATTACAAAAAGAGTCAGTGAAACAAATCCTCTTCCAATATATTTATACGGTACAACTGGGTCTGCTGCAATAGGAATTACTGGAACCGTAACCGGAACTGGTGGCGTATTCCCTATAACAAATACAAGAAACGGCTTCTTGATTGTTGGTGGTCCAACAGCAGGATTTACGTTTGGTTATAATCCAGTTCAAGTTTCTGGTTATGTTCAAGGAATTACTAACGGTGTTCTTCTTGGAGTTACTGGTACTGTACGTTTAAATCAAAATCTCAGCGTTCAAGGTATTACCAACGGAGTTTTGGTTGGTGTTACTGGTGGTAGAATTTTGAATAGCAATACAGACAGCGTTACTGTTTTTGGTAATGTTGGTATTTCTGGTGGTCTTGCATTAACTGCTGGTACTAACTCCATTTCTGTTTGGGGTTCTGATAATGGTACTAAAGTTCTTTCTAGAATTTATGCTAGTGATGGAACAACACTAGGATACTCTGGTAATGCCCTCAATGTCAATGTTGTTGGTGCTGGAATTACAGCAACAATTTCTATAAATCCTGTTGTTGGTGTAACTAATGGTAATGGTCTTCCGCTTAAAGTCTGTGGTAGTGGCGTTACAACCGATGCTGCGGTCATCGTGCAAGGAAGACTTGCTGGTGGTGCTCTTGAAGTCGGAGC